CGAGTCGTCGTTTTACATCCCGCTCCATGACGAAATGGTGGGCTTCAAGGCGTATGAGCAGCCGGTGGCCGGCGACTACATCGTGTGGCTCAAGGCGGACGACATCTACCACTGCTCGCGGGACGTATTCCACGAGCGAAATCTGGTCGAGGACTAACACGGTATGGCAGAGGCGACCCCCCAGACCGGCGAAGACACGCTCGTTGCTCAGCGGCAATGGGCGCATTACGTCCGGGCGCGTGACAACGGGCACGATGAATACGTCAGCATCGCCAAGAAGTGTGACGCCTTCTACCGCGGCGATCAGTGGTCGGACGCCGACCGCAAGAAGCTGGAGGACGAGGGTCGCCCGGCCATGACGTTCAACCTGGTGCTGTCGACGATCAATACGGCGCTGGGCGAGCAGGCCAGTCGGGAAATGCAGGTGGGCTTTTTGCCCAAGCGCGAGGCCACCCGCCAGGGGTCGCTGGTACTGGGCAAGGTGGCGCAGTCCATCATGCAGGCCAATGACTACCACTTCACCGAGAACTTCGTCTTTGCCGACGGCATGATCCAGGACCGCGGGTTCTTCGACGTGCGCATCAGCTTCGAGGAAAACCTGATGGGGGATGTGAACATCCGCCATCTTGACCCGCTGACGGTGATCCCCGATCCCGAGGCCAAAGAGTTTGACCCGAGCACCTGGAATGAGGTGATGGTCACCAGCTGGATGGCGCTCGACGAGATCGGCACGAAATACGGCAAAGACAAGATGGACTCGATCCAGTCGCTGGTGGACAGCCACCAGCACAACGCGTTCGACTCTGTTCGCTTTGGCACGGGGCGCTTTGGCGGCAGCAACTTGTCGGAGGGCGCTGGCCATTCCTACGACGGCGTGGATGATCGCGTGATCAAAAGCGTGCGCGTTATCGAACGTCAGCACTACCAGTGGGTTGACGAGTTTGTGCTGGTCGACCCGGACACCGGTGATATGCGCGAAGCCCCCTCGCAGATGGAGGAGGAAGAAGTTGCCCGGCTGGCCCGGGAATACGGCATCGAGGTGATGAAGCGTCCCGGCCGCAAGGTGCGCTGGACGGTCACCGCTGACGACGTGGTGCTTTACGACGATTGGTCGCTGTACCGCACGTTCACGGTCATCCCGTACTTCCCGTATTTCCGCCGCGGCGAGCCCTTCGGCATGGTGCGCAACCTGCTCAACCCGCAGGAGTTCTACAACAAGGCGCGCAGCCAGGAGCTGCACATCGTCAACACCACGGCCAACTCTGGCTGGATCACCGAGGATGGCTCGCTGGTCAACATGACCGAGGACGAGCTTTCCGAGAAGGGTGCCGAGACTGGCCTCCACTTGGTGTATGCCCGTGGCTCCACGCCGCCGGCTAAAATCTCGCCCAACCATGTGCCCACCGGCCTTGACCGTATTTCGGACAAGACGGGTGCCGCTATCCAGCAGATCAGCGGCGTCAACGACGGGATGCTTGGCCAGGCCAGCGCCGAAGTCTCCGGCGTCGCGCTTGAGCGTAAGACGCAGCGCGGGCAAATCCAGATGGGTCAGCCGTTCAAGCACCTGTCGTATAGCCGCAAATTGGTAGGGCGTAAGATTCTTGAGCTGATTCAGGACTTCTATACCGAGGAACGCTCGATCAGCATCCTACACCCGGATGACCCGGACGAGCGCGAGGAGGAACTCATTATCAACCAGATCGAGGAAACCGGCGAGGTGCTGAACAACGTCACCGCCGGCCGATACGACATTTCGATCACTTCGCTCCCGACCCGCGACAACGCCGACGAGGAAGAGTTTGCCCAGCTGATGCAGCTGCGCCACGAGGGTGGGGTTGCCATCCCGGACGACGCCATCATCCGCCGCTCGAACCTGACTGACCGCGACGAGCTGGCCGACCGCATCCAGAAACTGACGGGGCAGGCCGAGCCGACCGAGGAAGAAGCGACGATGCAGCAGCGGCTCCAGGAGCTGGAGATCAACAAGCTCGAAGGCGAGCTGGCCAAGCTGCAAGCACAGGCCAAGCAGGCCATGGCGAGTGCTGCGAAAGATCAGGCCAGTGCCGAGAAAACCGCCGGTGGCCGTGGGTCGCCGGAAATGACCTTCGAGCAGGACAAGCTCGAATCGGAGATCGCCATGAAGCGTGAGGAACTCGATACGCGCCTACGCCTCTCCGGCATGACCCTTAACGCCCGTAGCCAGGGCGAGCAGATGCGTGTCGCTTCTGACATGGCACGCACCCGTTTCCAAGGCGAAATCCAGCTGGCCTCTGCCAAGGCCAGCCTCGCCAACCCTGCCGACAAGGAGCCGAACAATGGCTAAAGACAACGCTGATAACGCGACCGCCGACTTTGATTACACCGGCATCTACAACGATGAAAACTCGGTCGAGGGACTGGGTGACCTCGACCTTGGCGACGAGGTAGAGCCGGCTGAGCCGGAGCCCGACGAAGAAGACGCGCCGGCGGATAACGCTGGGGAAGAGGACGAAACCGGCGAGGTTGAAGGGGACGAAGATGAATCGGAAGAGGAAACTGGCGAACCGGGCGAAGAGGACGCTGCGGAGGGTGATGGATCTGCTGCGGAGGGGGAAGCTACGGATGACGAAGGCACTGCGAAAACTGATCCAGAAGCTCAAGCGCCTGATCCCGATAAGCGTGGCAAGCAGCCGTTCATTCCTAAGTCGCGTTTCGACCAGCGTACTGCACAGCTTCGAGCGGCGGAACGTGAGCTAGGCCAGGCGCAGGATCGCCTCAAGGAGATGGAGTCGGAGAAGGCTCGCGTTGAGCGCGAAGCCAACACGATGTCCGACGAGCAGATTCAGGAGAAGATGAACGCGGCCAACGCGGCGTTGATCGAGGGCAACACGGAAGACGCAGCCAAGCTCCAGAGCGAAGTATTCACCGCGCTGCGCGAGGGGTCGAAGGCCGTGGAGCAGACCGGCGGTGGCGAGTCCGTCGATGTCAACAAGGTTGCGGCGGACGTGCGTGACCAGATGGCGTTTGAGCAGTCGCTGGAAAAGATCCACGCTGATTATCCGGTGCTCGACGAAGGCTCCGACTCGTTTGACGAGACGATCAGCCAGGAAGCGGTGGAGCTACAGGCGTACTACTTCCAGCAGGGGTACACGCGCAGTCAGGCAACAGAACGCGCTGCTTCGATCATCGGCAAGATGCACGACATGGACCCGACGCCCGAGCAGCCCGCGGCGAAGGCACCGGCCGGCAACCAGAAAGCCGATATGGCCAAGAAGTCCCAGCAGGCTAGCCGCAAGCAGAAAGTGGCCAAGGCACGTAAGGCGCCGCCGGAAACGTCAGGCACCACAACCCAGGGGGCAGACAGCGCGGACTCCGTGAACCTTGACACGCTGTCGGTCGAGGACTGGTCTGCTTTGCCAGACTCAGTTCGCTCACGCTTGATGGGTGACGCGCTCTAACAAAAAGGTTGCACGGAATAATAAGCCGTGCGACTATTGCTTTGTGCGTTTTGCACTACATCTATCTCGCGTGTGATGTAGGGTGTGGTACCCGAGAAGAAGCCCCCGGTCCAAGGATCGGGGGCTTCTTTGTTGCGAGGGGACTAAGACTCCCTAAATGGCCGTGCTAGTTCCGCCAAATGCCGAATTTTCTGGGCCTCCCTAGCCTTGCTGTGTGCGTCGGGATAAAAAGCAGCAAGCAGGCAAAACCTATTTTCGTCGTATATGTGCTCGGTATAGACCAACGCGGCGTCGCGCTCTGGCTGACCCCTTTTGCACGCCCGAGCATCCAAAAAACGTGATGTAAACCCATTCTTTGGGGGGACGCAGAGGTGGACGTGCATCAAGCCGGCCGAGTATGCGGACGCAGGGTGTTGGTATGGACCCTTTCTACCAAAACGGGCTGGTATCTCGTCAGATACACCCAACAGGAAGCGGATGTAGTCGCTGAAATCGCTTTCGTGTATTTTGTTTTTATTGCGCTAAACAATAAGCTGTGCGAATATAGTACCTACGACTAGCCCTCGAAACGGGTCAGGGTCGCCCCCTCTAAACGCGCACTTGCTTCGGCAGTCCCCGATACGGACGAGCGATGATTATGACTACCCAATTTCAGCCTGGCGAGTGGCTATGACCTCGCGGGCAAAATAGCGAGGCCGGCATGGCTAAGACAAACTTCGCGGCATTGACCGACGAGCAGAAAACCGCCTGGGGCATGGACTTCTGGGCACACGCCCGTGACCGCTCCTTCATCAACAAGTTCTTGGGCAAATCCGAGAACTCGATGATCCACCACATCACCGAGCTGCGCAAAGACAAGAAAGGCGCGCGAGCCGTTATGACGCTGGTTGCTGATATGCAGGGCGACGGCGTGGTTGGCGACAGCCAGCTGGAAGGCAACGAGGAAGCGCTCAAGTCGTTCGATTCCGTGATCGGTATCGACCAGCTGCGTAACGCGAACCGCCTCGAAGGCCGCATGGCTGACCAGAAGTCCATCGTGAACTTCCGCCGCCAGTCCCGCGACAAGCTGGCCTATTGGCTCGGCGACCGCCTTGATCAGATGGCGTTCCTGTCGCTATCAAGCCTGCCGTACACCATGCACACCAACGGTGGTACGCGTGCCGGCTCCAAGCTCCCGGACCTCGAGTTTGCCGAAGCGGCTCCGGCCCCGACGGCGAACCGCCAGTTCTACCTGGGCGCAGATGGCCAGCTGGCGGCCGGCACCGGCTTCGATGCACCGGACGGCACGCTGACCCCGCTGACCTACAAGTCGCTGGTTCGCATGAAAGCCAACGCCAAGGACAGCTTCCTCAAGCCGTTGCGTAGCAAGGGTGGCGAAGACCTGTACATGGTGTTCGTGACGCCGCAGGGCATGGCCGATCTGCGCCTTGACCCGGACTTCATTGCCAACGTTCGCCACGCCGGTTCTCGCGGCAAGGCCAACGACCTGTTCTCTGGTGCATCCAGCGTCATGGTCGACGGCATGATTATCAACGAGTATCGCCACATCTTCTCCAACGAGCAGGCCGCTACCGGCGATCGTTTCGGTGCAACCACCGGCGACGACATCGGTCAGCGTGCGCTTTTCTGCGGTGCGCAGGCACTGGGCATGGCCGACATTGGCGCTGCCGAGTGGGTCGAGGACGAGTTTGACTACGAGAACGAGGTAGGCATCTCGATCTCCAAGATCTTCGGCTTCCTGAACCCGCAGTTCAAGGGCAACCTGTCCAGCTACGACACCAAGGAAAACTTCGGCGTCATGGTGCTGGATACCGCGCTCTCGATCTACGGCTAATACCCCGGCAGGGTGGCTTTTGGGCCGCTTGGCGGCGGCCCCTTTTTGGAGAAGGTAATGGCTCAGTACATTTCCGACAAGAACGTGCAGGTGGTGCGCAATGGCGTCACCGCCCGCTTCATCGCCGGGGTACCACGGCCGCTGCGACCGTCTCTGGTCGAACAGGCGATTGGCCAGGGTGTACGTCCGGCGAACGGATCGGCGCCTGAGCTTCCGGAGAGGGACATCAAGCCCTCGGCGGAAGCCGTTGCCGAAGCGATCAAGACTATCAAGGCGCGGGGCAAGCAGGGTGACGTAACGGCAACCGGCGAAGTTCGCATGAACGTGCTTGAGGCCGAGGTTGGTTTCGACGTGTCGACCGAGGACCGCGAGGCGGCCAAAGCGCTAATCGAGGAGTAACCCTATGGCGGTAAAGGCAGGGGCCGTTCTGCATCGTGCCCAAACGCTGATTCAGGACAACACCGGCATTCGCTGGCCACTGCCCGAACTGGCGCAATGGCTCAACGATGCGACCCGCGAGGTCACGTTGTACAAGCCGGCGGCGTCTTCAGAGAGCGTGGTCCTCGACCTTGAGCACGGGACTCGACAGACGATTCCTCCCGGCGCACTGATGCTGCTCCGCGTCATCAGGAACTTGCGCTCTGGCAGCACCGCATCGAACCGCAAAGGCGCCCGCGCTGTGCGACTGGTTAACCGTGATGTTCTGGATACTCAGCACCCGGAATGGCATGACGAAAACGGCGCGGAGTTCGGCAGCATTGCTCGGCACTTTGTTTTTGACGAGTCAGATCCCACGGCGTTCTACGTGTTCCCTGGCAACGACGGGGAGGGAGTTGTTGAGGCACTGGTGTCACAGGCTCCGCCGCCCATCGACGAGGCCGGCACCACGCTCGCGGACTACGAGATGGACATGCCGCTCCCGGATGTCTACGCCAACGCGGTGCTCGACTACGTGCTCTATCGCGCGTACTCGAAGGACGCCAGCTTTGCGGAGAACATGGAGCGGGCCAACGCTCACTACAACGCGTTTTCTTCGTCGCTTGGTGCCAAAACCAGCAGCGAGTTCAGCGGCGGTGCGAACCATGCACCATATCGCGTGACGCGTGATCGGGTCGGCACGGGTGGGCAGTAGCCATGATTGACCTGAACGACGTAATCCTCGGCGATGTCCTGATTTCGGTACCGGGGTGCCCCGACATGACGGCGGAGAAGGCCATCGCCCGAGCGGCACGCCAGTTCTGTTCGGACACCCACGCGTGGCGCCTTGTTACGGAGTCCCAGCCGGTGATCAAGGGGCTGCGTGAGGTCGAACTGGGCATTCCCGCCGAAGCCTCGATCCTGCGCCCATATTGGGTCACGTTACGGGGGCAGCAGCTACTGGGTGTTTCGGGGTCCAAGATAACCGCCGAAGAAGGTACGCCGCGGGGTTATTTGATCTCGCCCGAGGGCGTATTGGAGCTGGACTGCGTGCCCAAGGAGTCGATCGTGCAGGATGCCCTGGTTGCGCATCTGGCACTGATGCCCAAGCGCGGCGAAGCGGTTATCCCCGACGAGCTTGATCCCTTCATCGAGGGGATTCAGTCGTTGGCGACGGCTCTTTTGCTGATGACGCCTTCTGTGGAGTGGGCTGATAGCCGGGCCGCAAGTGATATGTTCTCCATGTACCAGAGCGGGATAACCGCGGCGCGCCGGTTTGGCCAGCAACGTAACCAGTCTATCCACCGGAAGGCGTCTTATGGCGGCATCTAACGTCGATTTTGTCCTTGTCGAAAGCCGCGGGACGCTACGAGAGCATTTCAGCTTGCTTGACGAGGGCGTCGCAGCGGTGGGTGCACGCACGCCTACCGAATCGGTATGTGCTGGCGATGTCTACGCCGCTGCACTTCGGGGAGAGTGCGAGATCCGCTTGGTGCGGGTCGACGAGGAGGTCCGCGGCTTTGCGGCCACTAGCACGACAACCTCGATGGCGGGAGCCAAGTCGCTATTCGTGTGGATGCTCTACGTCATGCCCGGCACCGTGGATGTGTTCCAGGAAGCGTCAGACGAGCTGGATTTCATGGCCGCGGAGCAGGGCTGCACCGGCATTGAGTTTATGTCCGGGCGGGCGGCCTGGCAACGGCGGATGGGCCGGCATGGGTTTAGCCCCGAAATGATCGTTTTCCGCAAAGAGGTGGTGTGATGGGCGGCAGCCCCGATAAACCCGAAATGTCCGGCGCCGAGAAGGCACAGCACGCCGTAGCGGCGGCGGAGGAGGACCACTACCAGTCGAACTATGCCCCGCTCGGGGACGAGTACCTCAGCGATTCCCAGAAAGACTTTGGCGACCGGGGTCGGGCACAAGCTTCGAGCGCAGTTATGCGAGAGGGGACGCAAAACCTTCAACTCTCGGCACTGGGCGGGGGCACTTCGCCAGCCGCAGGAGCGTTGGGCAGCGCGTTGACCGGAGCGCAAACTTCGGCAACGGCGGGCGCTCAGGAGAAGCGCGACGCCCGGATGGCGGGGGCGCTGGGCATTGGCCGCGAACTGTCGGCGGACACCACCAGCTCCTTGTCGGCGCTTGGCCGCACCGGGGCGCGTAACAGCATCAGCAAAATGCAAAG